CTGCCGTAGAAATCCTCCTGAATATCGGTGATCTCCCCCATGAAGAGGAGCTTCTTGTCGGAGTAGACCTTCACGATACCGGCCTTCTCCTCGATCTTATCGTAGAGACGGTGCGTTCTATCGATCGTGAAGTCGAAATATACGGCGGCGTTCACCTCCCCCGAGACCGTGGAGTCGGTGATGACGTCGTCGCCATACGGGTCGAAAAGAAACTCCCCGTCATAGGTGACGGTATACGCCATTACTTATACCTCCCGCAAACATAGATGCCAAAATGAGCGTCGGTTGCCGTTCCCGAATATGGATCAACGAGATAAAACGACGGCGACAACGTTGTACTCGTGGCACTACCGGTGCCCACATAACTGTAATGACCCGAAGCGCCATGAAATGTGACGACGGTATTAGGGGTTGACGCAAACGAGAACGGATATGCGCCGAAGGTCAACGCGCTGCTTGCATACATTCCGCCCCAAACCTGCTTATGATCGACATTCCCAAACGATTTATCGTCGACGCCGCATTCGGCTCGACCCGATTTCCATTTGCGATACCACCATTCTCCGCTCGTTCCCGTCTCCGTGACATAATCGAGACCGAGCTCATCAAGAATTGCAAAATTATTATTGATTGGATCAGGAGAAACGTAATCGCTCGAATTGATAACGGTCATACTGAGATTTTCTGTAAGGGCCATTACAAATCCTTCCATTCGTATTGAAGATATACCACCACGCTCGGAGCGTCTCCGGCCTTGAAATTAAGCTCGTCCCAGACGGCATCGGCATAGTGAGACCACTTGTACGACGCGACTTCCTCCCACGAACGAGGTACATCCAGATAATCTCCCTCGAGTCGCTGAATATCATCCCAACGATATTGTTTTGCCGTCTCCCAGGTAAGGGCATGGTCTTGCGATTCGCCAAGCTCGTACCATCGGATGTTCCAAAACTTATGGCTATTGATGTAAAGCTCATTCCAACCATCACGGAATATCACGTCATTGAGTCGATATGTTCCAGCGGGAACCATTATCTGTTCCCCGTTCCAATTTATCTCGCAATTCTCGGTACATTCGATAGTAGGATGAACGGGCTTCCGTCCGCTTTCAAGATGGAAAAGCTTCCCGCCTGTCGCGTTCAACTCGTAAAGACATAGCTTCTTAAGTTTATAAGGTTCAGCGTCGATACTAATCTCAATAAGCCCCAAGCGGCCATTTGCATAACGGCTCTGGGTATGAGTCGTTACGGTAAAGCGTCCATGGTAGGTATATTCTGGATCCATCGTCATCTGATAATCGAACGATTTACCATGCAAAAAGTTCATGATGTCCGTTTTGGTTCTCTCGAACTCTTGTATGCTAGTATCGCTATAACCATCCATGTTCATCAGAGCGAAGGTGAACTTCTGGGAACGGTTCTCGTAGACGACGTCCCCGGTAAGGGCGGTCGTCAGATCGATGACGCCGTCCCCGCCGGGAATGTCGACCGTATACGTCTTAGGGGCCGGAGGGTTAAGCTCGTAACCGTCCAGCAGAACCATCTTGAATCGCATGGTCAGATCGACTCCGCCGACGATAAGACGGTTTTTGGGGTAATCCGGGTACGTCACTTGCCCAACCCTCCTCTCCTAGACAGAATGTTGAGCTCGCGGTTCATCGGGCTTGCGATGCTGCTGGCGAGCTTGCGGCCGTCGACGTACAGACCGATCTCAGAGGGATCCGCGTTCATGAGATTGCTGAGATCCTCACGGAGACCGCTGATCTCGTCGATGACCCGCTGGTTGGATTCGCGGGTGGCTTGCTGTTCTTTCATCATGGTCTGGATGAAAGAATTCGTCGCGGTCGTGAAGGCTCCGAAATCGACGTTTCCTTTTACGGAGAGCGTTCGGCTCGTATCCATGCGATCGAAATCGCTCTTCGAGTAATCGATGACCGGAGTGATATGAGGGGTGTTGACCGATGACCCGAGAGGATCTCCGGCTTCCTTCATGGCGAGTTGCATCGCGGAAAGGGATTTGTCGGCCACCGTGGTAGCAGCATCCTCGACCAAACGACCGTACTTTATGAAGCCCTGAGCAAGACCCATATCGGAATACATACCGGTCTTAGCGAATTCCTTCGAAGGAGATTCGACACCGAGGGCGGCGTTTGCCGCTTTAAGGGCGTCGGATGCGACACTCGACGCCGCGCTGATAACGGTGGAGCGTCCGGATCGAATTCCCCTCGCCAAACCCGACGCGAGATACTCGCCGGTGGCTTTGAATCCGGAGTAGCTCTTACGAGCACCGCTAGCAGCGGCGTCACCAAGAGCCTCGGCCGCACTTTGAACCGTTTGACGTGTATTGTCCAATCCGGTTGCCAGACTCTTGCCGATATTCACTCCGAAATTCGTGAATGAGACCTTTGCCGTGTTGAACTGGCTGGTCGCCGTCTGGATAAGGCTCAAGAACATAGAAGTTATCGAGCTGTTTACCAGGATCGTCGCCGCAGCCATCCCGACATTGAAGGCTGAAGAGAAGAGCGTGGTCGCGTTGGTTCCGGCCGTTGCCAATTGAACCGCTTGAACATTTACCGACTCGATTCCTGCAAGCATAAGGTTCTGAAGGGCCAGGTTGATAAGGAGCGACGAGGCTGTGACGGAAGATGCGATCGATCCAAGCGCCCCAGATATACCGGTGGAAGACTCTTGGATCATTGACGGAATCGTAGAAACCCCGACGGTAATCGCGATGCCCAATTGCGTGAACGCTGACTGAATATCACTGATCGATGTGGTGATCTGTGATGGAATATCAGTGATCGCTGTCGCAAAATTCTGAAGAGAGGTGGATATCGTCTCGAAATTGACGCCCATCATCGTCGAGGTAGCCGAAGCTAACTTCTTCAGAGAATCTCCGACCGATCCGAGCGTGGTAATAGAATCGCCCATATCGGAAAATGACTTAACGCCATTTGATAGGTTCTCCAAAGAAGTCTTGATGTTCGCCGGGACGGTAACGCCGTTCCATTTCTTAACGGCCCCCGCCAGATTCTTAAGGGGCTCGGCCGCGGAATTCGCTCCACCGCTGGTAAATCCGGTCAAAGCGAACGCGTTGACGCCCCCGGCAAGATCCGACAGCTTCTCACCGATATTATCCGGGAATTTGACGCCCTTCCATTCCTTCACGGCCCCGGCAAGGTTCTTGAGCGGGTCGATGATCGTGGGGATGGATCCTCCGGCGAAGAACGAGAGCGTAAACGCATTGACTCCTCGAGCAAGATCCGACAATTTGTCCCCAAGACCTTCGGGGACGGTGACGCTGGACCATTCTCCGACCGATTTAGCCAAGGTTCCAAGCGGTTCGGCCACCGTAGCGATCGAACCGGCACCGAAACCCGAGAAGGTGAAGGCCTGGACGCCACCGGCAAGGGAACCGAGTTGCGCGCCAAGACCCTCGGGAACGGTGACGCCCGCCCATTTCTTGACTGAGTCAGCAAGCGTCCCGAGCGGTTCCGCGATGGTGGCAAGTGCCCCGGCTCCAAAACCGGAGAAGGTGTTGAGAAGACTTCCTAGAGCCGTCTCTCCCATCGCAGCGCCCATGGCGACAAGACCGCTCTTAACGGACTCCCAATCCATGGACGCGAATTTCTTGAACGCGTCGGCAAGATCTCCGAGACCTTGTGATGCGAGCGTGATGGTGCCTGCTCCAACGAGACCCGCGATTCCGGTAAGAACTCCAGTTGCTCCGGATATTGCACCGAGCTCGCCAAGAGCCCCGCCCATGGCGACAAGACCGGTTCCTATTTCCTCCCACGAAAGAGATCCGAAGCTGGAGAACCCATCGTAGAGTTGCTGTAAACCGGTCGTGGCGAGCGTAATGGTGCCTGCTCCGACAAGTCCGGCGATCCCGGAGAGATTTCCGAGAAGACCAGATACGACTCCGATCTCAGTCAGAGCCCCACCCATGCCGACAAGTCCCTGACCGATCTCATCCCACGAAAGGGATCCGAAACCGGAAAACCCATCGTAGAGTTGCTGGAGCCCCTGAACCGCAAGCGTGATAGTTCCGGCTCCGACAAGACCCGCAATTCCGGTAAGATTGCCCAGAAGACCTGATACGACTCCGATCTCGGTCAGGGCGCCTCCCATGGCGACAAGTCCTCGACCGATCTCGTCCCATGACATCTCACCGAATTTGGTAAGGGCCTCGGATATCTCGGTTAAACCTTGTGCGGCAAGAGTGATTGTTCCTCCACCAACGAGACCGGCGATGCCCGTCAACTTTCCGAGAAGACCAGATACGACTCCAATCTCAGTCAGAGCCCCGCCCATAGCGGTAAGACCTCTTCCGATATCATCCCAAGAAAGATCCGAAAGCGAATCAAGTGCCTGGGATATCTCGTCGAGAGATTGAACCGCTAGAACGATGGATCCGCCTCCGACCAATCCGGACAGACCGGCGAACTTACCAACGCCGCCAGTCACCAATCCGATTTCGGCAAGAGCTCCGCCCATAGCGGCGAGACCTCGTCCGATATCATCCCAAGAGAGCTTTGATAGCGAATCGAGCGCCTGCGATATCTCATCGAGAGCCTGCACGGTAACGAGAATGCTCCCCGCTCCGATAAGACTCTTAAGTCCGCCGAATTTACTCAACGCCTTTACGGCGATAACAAGTTCGGCAAGAGCCCCGCCCATGGCGATAAGTCCTCTGGCGATTTCTTCGAACGACAGTTTGGAAAGGTCGATGACCGCGTCAGCAAGCATATCGCAGGCCTTGGCCAACGCCAATATAGCGACGCTTGTCTTGAGGGATACCTTGGTGTCCCCAACGATCTTAACGGCGGCAACAAGCTCTCCCAAGCCTACGCCCACGCCGACCAGGCCGGTAGCCAACTTGTCGATCGGAAGATCGGAAAGCGTCTTGACCGCATCAGAGAGAATCTCTACCGCTTTGGCCATCGCGATCATAGCGACAGAAGTCTTGACGACGCCTCCGACATCCAAACCGGAGATCGACGTCATGAACTTAGTGAAACCCTTCCTCAAAACAAGGAAGGCTCCCGCCACACCGATCAAGCCGGTAGCCAACTTATCGATAGGTATCTCAGAAAGCGTGCGAACGGCATTAGCCAAGACGCCCACTGCAACTGCGATACCGATGAAGCTGCCAACGCGGATCATGTTGATAAACTCGCTGATGGCGTTACCAACCGTACTCAGGTTGGACGAGAACGATGCCGCCTCGGACGCTCCCTCGGATCCGATAAACGGAAGATTGTCAAGAGCACCGGCGATCTTGTCGATAAGGCCCTCGAATCCTTGAAACGCGCTGAATGCCGCTCCTCCGACAAGTCCGGTCATGACGTCACCGAACGTCACGTTTCCGCTGAGCCATCCGAATATCTCACCGAGCTTCTCACCGATGAAGCTGATGGCGTTTCCAATCGTCTGGGACGCAGCTTCAAAGATACCGCTTGCACTCTCGATGGACGAGGTGATGGTTCCGAGAGCCGATCCTATTCCATCGGCGACTCCGGAAAGTCCGGCTGCGATCCCGCCGAATACGTTCCCCTCTTTGGCGCCGTTGTTGATGGCGGTGAAGAAATCACCGACCGTAGCCGCTGCTCCGAGCAGAACACCGATCAAACCGGCGAATCCGTCTGATCCGAGAAGCCTTCCAATAGGAGCCAAGATAGCCTCTACCGCCTGTTTGCCAAGATCAAGGACCGAGAAAAATCCCTCGGCCGCCCGACTTACGCGATCAAGAGTTGCCTCCGACGGCTTCAAATTCGTCATGAGATCTTTGAAACCCTGGCTGAGGGATTTCAATTGCTCGGAAGTCGTAGGGGGAAATACCTTTCGAAACGCATCTCCCACGGTGGTGAGAATGGATCCTAAACCCTCGAATGCGGCACGGAGACCGTCGAGAATATCAGTTCGACCCCCGAGATCCTTCCATCCCTGGAGCAGATTGTTCCGAGCGTCGAACATCTGATTGATCGCTCCGGTGACTGCGTCGCCGACCTCAGACCATAATTCGGTCGACTCTTCGAAGTCGCCGAAGAGGATCTGCCATGTCTTGGCCCAGCCAGAGCCCAACGACTCCATGGCCGTGCTGGTGAGCTGCGTGAAAGTGCGGATCTTCGTCGCCGACTCCTCGGCGCTCTGCGCCAATTCGAGAATCGCCTTGGCCTGATCGGCACTGTACCCCTGAGCAAGAAGGTCTGCTTCCGTATAAGCTCCGGAAATCTGCTTGAGCGTCTCGGTGAGAACATCGGACGTCAACCATTCTCCTCGCGTCAGGGACTCTCGGAACGACCCGTACTTCTCGATCATGCCGTCGACGTTGATGCCGAAGTTCCTGGCCGTTCGCTTCAATGCCTCTTGGAACTGCTCACCGCCCATACCCGCGTTTACGACCGAATTCCAGTCCATAAGCTGGATCTTACCGGCTGCGATGGCCTGGGAGAGCTGGTACATCGCCGAGGCTGCCTGAGCGGGAGTCGATCCCGACAGGGCCGCCAAGTTCGAGATACCCTTGATCGAGCTCACCGATTTATCAAGATCGACGCCGGCAGCCGTGAAACGGCCGATGTTCTCGGTCATCTGCGCGAAGTTGTAAATTGTCTTGTCCGCGTATGTGTTCAGCTCGTCGAGCGCGGAATTGACCTGATCTAGGTTTGTTCCCTTGCTTCTGGTGTTGGCAAGGATCGTCTGGATGGAATTAAGCTGAAGCTCATACTCGCTGAAGCCCTGCGCGATGGGATCCAAGGTAAACGACTTGATAAGTCGAGCGCCAGTGTTAACAGCGGCCGTCGCGATATTGGCCAGCGTCGTGGTCGCGATAACGCCGAGCGTCGAAAAGCGACTCGCGATGGTCTGAACGGCGGAAGCGACATCTTCCAACTGTAACTTCTTGGCCGAGGAGCCGATGTTATCAAAGGTTTTCTCTGAACCCTGAAGATTCTTGAGGCCACTCTTGAGATTAGTCAAGGATTTGATGGTGGTCGCTACACCACTTTCAAACTGCTTGTTGTCGAATTCCATTTCGACTACACGATTATCAACGCTACTCATGCGGAAGTGACCTCCTTCCAGATAATATCAGCTATCTTGTCAAAAACCGGTCGCATGGCAGGGTTGATGTAATCGATTCCCTGTACATAACCGCCGGTTCCCGTCCCGTGACCGTACTGAATGATCACGGCGATGTTTACCCCGCTGTTAACATTGGCGTTCGTCCAATGAATGGCGGCTGACTCGCTTGTGATGCGAATATCATAGTCCCATAAAGACGCGGTTTTCCCCGTTCGAACGGGGGTATTTGCAGATAGCGCCTGAACTCCCAAACGACCGCACTCATTCAACTTCTGATACATTCCACCGCGCTTCATCTTCGCGAGAAATCGATCGATGTTGTTGAAATCGCCACGCTGCCGTATGCGTATCGCCATATGCAAACACCCCCTTTCTTAACTATCCGGTTGTTCCGAGACGAGCCCGTCTGGCAGCATTCAGCGCTGCGTTCCTTTCACGAAGCTCCGCTTTTCCCAACTTCTTTGGGGCACTGCTTTTGATCAAACACACTCGAATAAGCGCCGTAAGACGATTGAAATGCCACTTGTCGCATTCGAAGGGAATGCCGTTCGCAGCCATCATATGATAGATGATCTCGGCGCTTATCGTCTCTCGAACAGGATGCTTCGATCCTCTTTCAGAAAAGGTTGTCCCCGTCATGGTATCGCCCATATAATCGGCGATCGTTTTGAAGACGGAACTGGGAAGAGTTTCGTAAACTAAATCGTCTACGTCGTTAAGAGTCATGCATCGAATATAATCTATCGATTGCTCTTCTGTCAGATCATCGTCCTTAAAGAACGGACGATGCCATCGAGACTCCCACAATGCGATAGACGAAAGCGAATGCTCGAGAACGAGAGTCGCTTCGGAGGTTCGCACGAATCGTTCGCGATCCTCATCCCAAAACTCTCCTTTGGGGATCTTAATCGTTAGCATTGGTTCCCGCATTCGCCTTCTCGATACGAGAATTGAGCTCAGCGAGGAACTTAGTCGGAATAATGCCGTTCACGAAAGCGATCGCCTCGTTGGCATCAAGCGTCAAATCGACGAGAAGCTCGGAATAAGCCTCCGACTGCGAAAAGGCCTCGTAGAGTTCCTGAGACTTGATGAATCGCTTGCCGTCTTCCGATTTCTTGCCGTAGGAAACACGGATGAGCTCGTCGAACATCGTAACGAGCTCAGTCGTATCCTTCTGTTGGGCAATATCCGAGAGAAGCTTCCCGACATCACGAAGCTTCCCGGAAGCCATCTCGAGAAGCTCTGCTCGGCTAATATTGAACAGGAAGGTTTCCGTGCGCTCGACATCGTTGTAATCGGTATAGGTGATCTGCTTCTTAAACATGGGTAAAAACTCCTTTCAACTCATTCCATTTTGATTTACTCGCTAGGGGTCATAAGAGTGATGACCTCAGCGGGAAGCGGAAGCTCGGGACCAGCGGAACCACCAGCGCCAGTGCCGTAAAGCTTGGCCTCGAGAGCGGCAAGGCAGTCCGCGTCGGCCTTGGTGGAGTCGATGGTGATGCAACCGACCGGATCGTAACCGGCGACAGTCACCGGGTTGGTCGTGCACTCCCACGAGAACGTGATCGCCTCGGGCGAGTCGTTGATCGAGGTGTAGGCCTTCTCGGACGGAGAAGCGGTGGCACCGTAGATGAGATGCAGCTTGTAGCCGGCCTCGTTCGTGACGTCGTTACCGATGGTGGTGACGTAAGAGAAGCCGAAGACACCACGAGACTGCTGACCGAAGTAAACGCCCTCGGTGCCCTCGGGGGTAGCGGTACCGTCCAGCTTTGCGAACTCGTCAGGATACGTATAGGCCTCGATGGTGAAGCCGTACTCCTCTGCGGAACGCATCGAGCCGTACTTCATGTCATCAGCGTACAGCGCCGTCTCCTCGGCACCGGAAGGGGACTCGGTGACAGCGGTCAGGCCGTTCCAAGCAACACCGCCCGTGTACTTGGACTGAGCGGAATCGTAAGGGTAGACGACACCCTTCTTGGTGCCGGTCTCCCAAAAGCGCTTACCGGTGTCATCCCACGTAATAGCAGCCATAATGGCCTCCTTAGTAGTAGATGTTGAACGTATAGTGATTCAAGTTGTCTGCCGTGTAATTTCGATCGTTAAGACATCGAGGAAGCTGAGCGATCTTATCCGGGATCTCGGTATCCGGATTGGGATCGATCACCTGAATCTGATACTTTCGAACGAAAATATACGGCAAATCGTCCGCGAATTGGGTGTCGCCCGTCTCATACCGATAGATGATACAGGGATATACGAGCTTCACGGACGCGGGAGGTTGAAAATAGACGTTTTTCGATCCGAGAACATCAGTCAGAATCTGATGAAGCTCCAGGCGTCGGCCCATTGTACACCTCCCCGAGTGTCAGGATGAGACGGGGTCGCTGGACCTCCACACTGGAGACTTTCCAACGAGCCCCGCCCCATTGAATGTAGCGAATAGCGAAGAAATTCTCATTGGCGAACGCGTCGGCAAGGATGCTGATGGTGTTGCTCACCGTGAGGTTATCGTTCAGATATTCGCTTCCTTCGAGACGGCGGACCATCTTGGTAACGTCGCCTCGATAATTGCGCTCGGTGATCTTGTCGACCCAAACTCCAGGACTGGTCTCCTGGGTCATCCCAAAGCCGACCTTCCCGAAGAACTTAGGCATAAGAGATCACTTCCATTTTGATTTACTCGGAGTCGGTCACCGTATAGGAAACCTGGTTCACGACAACGGTGAGCGTACCCGAAGCATCCTTGAAGGAAGTAACCGGATAGTACGTGTCCGTGACGAAGACGAACAGGCCCTTGAAGCAGAGATCAAGAGCGGTGTCGTGATCGACCTTGGTCTTCTTCTTCGAATCAACGAACAGCGCGCTCGTACCGTCGCCGTAAAGGATGTTGGCAGCTACGTGCTGGTCCTTGGCGTCCTCAAACACACGATCAATCATGTCTTATCTCCTTAATCGATTTCCAAATTGAGACCGGTAAGGCCGTAGACCTTCTCGGTAGTCTCGTCGCCCTTCTTGACCGTCACCTTCACCGACTGGGTTTCCTCGTCGGCGATAAGAAGAACGATGTTCATGTCCTCATCGAGAATCACGGGACCCTTGGTGCCCTTAAGAACCTCAACGGTCGTGGTGGCATCCTCGGGAGCAGAGAACTTCAGAGCAAGGTAGTTGCCGCTCTGCTGGCTCGGCTCGCTACTGAAGTCGGTGTAGCCCTCGACATAATGAAGGGTACCCGTGATCTGATCATCATCGATGACGATGTCGGACTGAAGCTCGTTAACGGTCTTTCCGAACAGAACCGCTTCGCCATCCTCGGGCTCAATGGTGAAGCTTACGCTTTTGGGTACGTCTCGAGAACGATGGCGGAATACGGCTTGACCAGAGCGCCGGAGCAACGGGTCTCGATGAGGTACTTCTGCTGGTTGTAGTCGATGTCGAAGTCATCGAACATGTTGATCGCACCGCCCCTGTCGGCACCGACGTTGTAGTCAGAGAGGTTGACGATGATGCCCTGGAGCGTGAGCGTCTTGCCGGAAAGGGTGCCGGTGCCCTCGCGGGTCAGGCCCTCCATCACCGGGACGGTGACAATGCGGGAGACGCGGAGCTTGCGGGCGAGCTGGGCCTCGTCGGTGTAGAGGTCGCGGCCCTCGTTGTCAGTGAGGAGCAGCATCGAGGTGAGCATGTCCTCGGTGGTGTAGAACACCGGGTTACCGGAGCCCATGTAGTCCTTGCGGGCCTTGATAGCTGCGCGGATCACAGCCTTGGCGATATCATCCTCGGTCGCGGAAGTCTCGAGCTGGACGTCAGCCTTGATGGTGTAGAGATCGTCGTCGGTCCAAACCGGGCGGACGTGATTCTCCTGGATCTTGTCCTCATCGGAGCCGAGTCGACCGTCGCCGACAAGAATGGCTCGAGCGATCTCCTCGTCGAGCATGACGCGCATCTCGGCCTTGAGCCATGCAACCACATCGAAATCGGTGATGTCGACGACGTCGTCACGATCGAGCTTCTGCTTCTTGTAGATGGTCTGAGGATCGGTGGTACGACGGATCAGCGAGAAGAACTCCTCCTTCTTCAGCTTACCCTTGATGTAACCCTTGGCACGAGCCTCGTCCTCGGTAATATCAGCGAAGATAGTACGGATGCGAGAGAACGGGGTGTGGCCGACAGCGCTCATGACGCCGGAGACCCAGTCCATCTTGCGGGAGATGAACGGGGGCTGGTTGGTGATGTTGCGGTACTCGGGGAACAGGTAGTCGATGTTGCCGATACCGTAATCGCCGTCACCATGCTGAAGCACGTCGTCTACGGAAATATCCTCAAGACCGTGCTGGATCGCGGACTCCTTGAGCGAGCCGTAGCGCTTCGCGTCGCGAAGAACCTCGGCGAAATCCTCGGCGTGGGCAAGAGCGGTGTCGGTGTTGTCACCCTCGAACACATTGTGCTTCATGTCAGTATCCTCCTCATCGGTTTCATCGGACCCGGCGTCTTCAGCGGCCAAGCCGACAAGAGCGTAAAGAACATTCTTCTGCTCGTCGTTCATGGTGTCAATGACGTCCTGAACGGTCTTATCGTCAGAAGAATTAGTGGTATTCTGGTTGGCAGGCATATCGTCCTCCTTGGTGTCTGCACTCGATGCGTCGGCGTGAGAAAGATCTTCGACCTTCTCCTCCTCGGCGTGTCCCAAAGTCGGTTCGATGCTGGACTTCTTATCGACGAAGCAGATCTCCGCTTCCTCGGTCTCATCATCCGAATGGATCATAACGGTGTCGATATAGGCACCCGGATTTGCTCCAGCAAGAACAAGACTCACTTCTCGAATAGCGCCATGAACGACGTTACGACCGTCTTGCTTAAGACGATTCGCGTAGATCGAAAGAGCCTGAACGTCTCCGTTCTTAACGGACTCCTTGGCATGAAGGCCTTCCGGGGTGTCGTTGAACTTACCATAAACATACACGCCGTCTGGTCGATTCTCAAGCAGGCAGTGACCGAGAACGTTGCTAATAGCCATGTGGTCGTGCATGTAAACCATCGGGACCTTGGTGTGGTCCTGATCCTTGAACGCATCCTTTCGGATCACTCGACCATCAGAGCACTCGATGTCGTTTCGAGTAGCGTAACCTCCGAAATCGTATTCCATGTAGCCATCCTCCTTACAATTTCTTCGACAGTTGACAAAGAACGGTTCCATTTTGATTTTCTTCCGCTAAGACAAATAGCTTACGGGAAGATCCCCAAACGGAACGTCGCTATCCACCTCCTCTGTCGACATAGGATCAACAGAAGAAGTATCAGCTGACTCGGAACCATAGTCAGCGTTGGGGTTAATGAGGTTCTTATTGCGCAGCTCGTCAGCGCTCGGTTCGTCGGAAGGCTTGAAGCCGAGTCCGGTTCGGAACTCGTTGCCCGTAAGGATCTCGTTACGAGTAAGCGTATCGGCCATCTGTGCGATCTGGGTCACCGTCATGTACTTGAACGGATCCTGGAAGGTCATAATAGTCTGATGCTGGGAGCGAGCGGTCTTCGAAAGGAACTTCCGAATCATCTCGTCACGGATAGCCTGAATAATCGGAGCAACGGTTCTCTGATAGTAATTGTTCATCGTCTCGGGAGAGGCGGTTCCGTTGAGAATCGTCGCGTCGATTCCAAGCTGGCCGTAAAGCTGATTCGTCAGATCGTTGATCTGAGCGGAAAGCGTGTTCTCAACAGGTCTGTTCAGCTGGGTCACATGCTCGGTCGAATCGATGTATGCGATTCCATACGGAGAACCGGTGAGCTGCATCTCGATGTCTTTCTTGCGCTCGGATGCCCGCTTCTGCTGAGTCGGCGTCTTAACCGAATACGGAAGCTGGATGATAAGGTCGAGCTTGGAAGAGTTGGCACGAGCATCGGAATCATCGAGAAGCCCGAGCTTGTAAACCAATCGCTTAAGCGTCGAGTTCGGTTCGTTCATGACAGAATAGAACGGATTCTCGATGATTGCAACATCGCTCTTCAGCATGGTGATCTGCTGGATCATTCCGGTATTCTCATTATACGCCTGAATATCGACGTAACGAGGATGCCATCCGACGATCTTACCGACTCTCAACGATTCGACATCGTAGCCGTCTGTTGTAAACGGATCCCGATTGGTATCGACCGGAACAAGAGCGATGCATCCTTCATCGAGAAGAGAGATGACTGCATCGACTTTGAAGGCGAATCCGCTCTCGTCGAGATTGGCCTCCACATTGAGACAACGATTCAGCCCAGAGTCGATAGTCTCCAAATATCTATCCTGATCATCGGTTCGGACGTGTTCGAATGTCGTGGTCGCGACATCGACTGCGATCCGATTGTAGATGGAGGATATGATCGTTCGTTCCGATCCGGTTATAATTCTACGATGATCCGGCCGATACCCCCAACCGGGACCGTAGTCGATTTGCTCCCGACGATAGTGCATCTCTTCTTGTGCAGTAAAGGCGTTCCATGCGCTTTTGATCCTGGAACTCAGTTTAGTGCTCATGAATCACCTCCTTAAAGACCGAAACATCGACTATCGAACCTTATACTGCCAAGGCTTTAACTTAATGACGTTGTTCATCGAGTTATCAGCAACGAGCTTTGGAATAAGATCCTGTGCTCTCTTAGCAGCGTTTCGAGCTTTCGCGTTGTTTATAAGATCGACAGCTTTCATTTTCGCAGCGTTGTTTACAGCGTTCATAACAGCCCTACGACCGGTAGGACCCATGGAATATAAGCCCAAGCCCGCGATAATCGCGGCGGAAGCTCCAACGCCAATCGCCAGCCCGCGAGTATCTTCGGCAAGAGTCGCTCTAGCGTGGCTTTGCCCTTTGTTCATTCGGCGATTGATCCGCTTAACACCTCTTGAACCATACGAGGATTTGTCGATACTTCTCTCAAGATCCGAATATCGCGAATTCTGCTTATCTCTGTTCGCCTTTCGTTCTTTTCGAGACATCGATTGATAGTTGGCTCGGTCCTCATACTTTTGAGCCTTTGCCAATTCCCTATTTCGATTCCTCGTCATTCGAGCCCGTTGACGGTTACTTAGTTTGACCGTCGACTGACTAGGGTCATAGTCATCGGCGAATCGGCGATGCATTCGAGCCTTTTCTCTGTTTCGTTCAGCCCTCCGCACGCCCCATTTCATGCCCTTGACGCCGTAATGGGCGAGATAAGGATCGTAGTACAACTCGACCCCCCCCAATCTAATCGCTTCGTCTTCCGTTTTCTACTTGAACGAGGCAACGCCAAAGACATTCTTTCGCCTCGTTATTGTATGCGTCGAGAACCGCACTGGTGGTTGGAGGATCGAACACGATTCGAGTTTTAAGGTACACGAACGTCTTCGCTAATTCGACATCTGTGTAATCACCGAAGAAATCAGACCATATCTCTGATCTTCCAGAGATTCGAAACCCCTCTTTACCAATACCGTTCTGGACGAGGGTCATAAGATTGCCGTTAATCAAAAGGATGAGATCGGAATCGAATTCCGTATAGTCCGGCTGAAGTCCGATAGACTTCTTTACCGAATCGAGAATGCTTTCATCCATAGGCCCTCCTTTCATTTTGATTTTATCGACCACTCCGTGTGTCCCTATTCTGAACGTCTACGATTACGGGTTCGAAGAATGTTAATCAAGTTCTTTCCGGCGTTAACGTACGGAGACTTGCTGATGGCATAGATTCCTCCGATGAGTCCAGCCGTGGAGATAATATCCCTGGCAATCTTCTTCCCGCGATCAATACCTTGAGGATTAAGGCGCTTGTACTCAGACTCGAGGTTCAGTCGCTTATTCAGCCGTTTCAGTTCCTGATCGGAAAGCTCTTTATAGCTTTTCTTTCGAAGTTCTTTCGTCTCCTCGTAATCGGAACTGGTCTGACGGCGACGCTTCAACCCGGCGCTGGTGTAGGAACCATCTTTGTTCTGATAGCGACGGACGCCCCATTTCATGCCTTTGATTCCATAATGGGCGAGCTCTTCGTCAGAGTCCCAATTTTCTGGAAGGTAACGTTCGGCGTGAAGTTCCTTGGCCCGTTTCTTGATCCAGCGCTTGATCTCTGATTTATTCGTTCCCCGACCATAAGCTTGGATTGCGTTGAGGAGATCCGATCGGTTTCGAATGGGATATCCTCCGTCGGGCATGGCCAATCCTTTCTTGGCCAACTCGCGGCGCTTTTCCGGTGTGAACTTCGGCATCAGTCCTCCTCTCGTCGAATCAAACTAATAAACCCGTTGTAAAAGCGTTTTAACCAAGTTGGCTCCAACGCTATTGGGGTTCTCTCTTAAAATATCAGATGCTGTTCCAGCAGCAACCAACCCCGCTAAAGCGGTTCCGCCAACAAGTCCTGCTCTAACAGCAGCGCTTGATAGAGATTGTCGACCGATGGTTTTAAGAAGTGACTTGACTTTGGTTTCCCCTTTATCTCGATATTGGTAATATCGACCTTGAGCGGATTTACCGGCTACAAGAGAAACAGCGGCACGCCCTCCCAGATTCTTAGCTCGATCGAATCGAGCTTTTCGATACTGAGAAGACGTTTTGGAGAGTTTACCAGACTCGACATCTGCCTTGGCTCTTTCCCATCGGTCCTTTATCTCCTGATTATGGAGATTGGTCCTTGCTCGACGTTGTCCCCATTTTGTTACTGGTTCTCTTTTCTTTCTCACGCCCCACTTCATGCCTTTGACGCCATAATGGGCGAGGTATGACTGAGAATATGGATTATACGAATACATACGCGCCTTCCTATTCAAACATATCTCGATTAAGCTTGAATGCGACATAGGCATCAAGCATGGCTGCGACAGCGTCGATCTTGTCCTGATGGCGCTTCTTGTAGAGCTTCCGGTTTCCGTTCGTGTCCTCAAGCGTGATGGCGTTTCCCATGCAGAAAGACATGAGCTCCTCGTCGAATACGAGGAGACGGTTCTCAGCCAGCTTCTTGAGCTCACCCAACGGAACGCTCTCCGTCTTCGCTCCCTGGATCACTTTCTCGACGGCGTAGGGCCCGTTCTCAGTCGTCCACCTCTGAATGAAATCTTTGGCGTTATACGGATCGTATCCAACCGATACGACATCGTACTCGTATTCCGCTATGAACTTCTCGAGATCATCGTAGACCTCGTTCATGTCGAGAGCGACGCAATCGAGCACCATGAGAGATCCCTCTTGAAGGAACTCGTCGTATTTGAGTCTGGTCGCAGGCGTTAGCTTGTTCATCGTGTCGGATGAAATATAGCACCGTGTCTTGATTCCGTACTCTTCTCTTGGAAGCGGAAAGAGGAACGTGAACGCGCAGAAATCGTCTCCCTGGGAAAGGTCGACGCCCATGACGCACGGCATCTGCCAGTAACTGTGCGGACGATGCGGGATGGTCTCCTCGTATGTAAAGTAATAGGTATAGCCCTCCATGGGGATCCCGAACCACTTCGCGAGAATATCGTTCCTAGCGGCCGGAGCCTTCTCGGCACGCTCGACCTCCATCTGATAGGATTCGTACGACACGGTCCGCCCGATGTTCGGAGCGGCCTTCATCCACATCGAGGGATCGGCGACTTCATCGAGATCATCGAGCTTGTAATGGAAGATGGAGACGTGAGGGTTCTCGTACTCGCCCTTAAGGATAGAGGCCAATTCCATTTTGATTGTGTCGCCGACGCTGTTTCGAACAGTTCCCTCGGAGCTGATCGCTATGATCAGATAGTCCCCGAGCTTCTTGGCTCCCTGCTCGAGAGCGCCGACAACATCCTCTCGGATGTCGCCCGAGAGCCATTCGTCCACCGAGGAGATCTTCGGACGGGCTCCCTGAAGCTTGTCGATCGACATGGGTCGGATCTCAAGAACCGATCCAGTGAGGAAGTTCTCAATACCCTTCTTGGTCGAGGCGAGCTTGATCCTATCTGCTTGGGAACCGGACGTGTTCTTGACGGATCCGTCGGTGAGGAACTTGAACAACGGTCCTCTTGCTCTGGCGATGGCGGTCCGAAGCGGAGAGAGAACTTCTTCCGCCTGCTTCATAGTCGGTGCCGTGGTGATCTGAGAGGTCGTGCTCGGATCGACGTTGAGGAAGTACGACTGTATGCACGAAGCGTACATCGACTTCGCGGAACCACGAGAGGTAATGATGTACTGCTTGTTCGTCAGACGTTTCTTGATCCGCTTCATAACATAACGGCCGCCGTGGTTATCCTCGCTCGGCTCATAAACGGTCCTCTCCACGAAGTAGAACCATGATAGCGCGTCCTCTGCCCAGAGCTTGAACGAATCAAGAAGCGTGAGATCGCTTCCGTCAGTCAACGTTAGCTCACTCTCGCAATAGTCGATGAATCCGTCGATGGCCTTGTCGTCGTAATAGAAGTTAGGATTCCGAATCTTCTCGTCGATCCGGTTCATCTGCATGGACATCTCTCGGCATACCGGGATTTCTCCTCGTAGGACTGCGTCACGGAATTGGCCGTAGTAGATAGGAGTCGCCGTATTCGAGAGAGCCATGCTGAATCACCTCGTCTCTTAATTTTGATCCTCGTAGAAAGATTCGTACATATATTGAGCGTTTTCTTGACTAATGGCCGTCGGAAGTAAAGAAAGAATATCGTCGGTGGTAACAATATCAGGAGCATCTCCAAAACGGTTCTTTACCTCGGATACTAGGTCATTATTCCAACTGTCGACATACTCTTTCACATATTGTTTATAGGCTTTTCGATCCTTCTTGAAATCGACACCCTCATACTTCTTGTTAAGCTCGTTGAGTTTTGGATTGTTTACATCTGCGGCTGCGTTATGAATATCGACCCAATTACGTGTAACTTTCTTTGCATATTTTTTGGCTTGCTTTTGTTGACGTTTCTTCCCGGCTTTGGTCAAGGAGCCATCAGGATTCTGATAGCGTCGCACGCCCTATTTCATACCTTTGACGCCATAATGCATCAACTCTTCATAGTTCATGATTTCTCCTTTTCTTGCGAAAGTCACTTCTTCCAAGGACAAGTATCATTCGGTCTTCTGACAACCGGATCCTTCGGGAGAATATCTTCACTTCCGTACGTAATAGCCTCATGTGTGAGATACGATACGCAGATCAGATTGTCCATATCGAAGAGTTTCGGTGATCGGTCCTCGATATCGTCCGTCGTAATCGGATTAAGGTGATGCACGTAGATCGGACCATGAATTTCATAACCTTCGACGCCCAGATCGCATCCGTTGTCACGAATTATAACCCGACGCCTGGTTCGCTTCCACTCGGGGGACGAATAGAAGGCTTGATTCAAATAACGGCGTCCACCGAATGTCATATCGCCCACTTGTCCGGTCAACATCAGATATCGAAACCGTTCCATGAATGACGGATACTGAAGCATCTCGGAATATGACCTAATCATCGGACACCTCATACTCTTGACCGCTGTAGCGGCGCATTGCGTCGATAGCGTCTTGATAAAGCTTCTGAGTATCCTTCTGGGACTCGTACGCCTCGATCTTCTTCTCAAGAAGACGGTTCTCGGTCTTGAGTTTCTCGTTCTCGAGACGGGCCTTGCTCGATCCGAGCTTGAGGTAATGGGTTATGACCTGAGCGGACGCCGTTCCCTCTCGAATCTGCCGCTCGGCGAGGTCTATCGCTGCTGCGATGAGCTCATTCTCCCTCGCATCCGGCGTTAACGCCGGAGGATGACGACGTTTTGCTGATGCCAACCCAACTCACCTCCTAGTTATCTAACAGATTCCTTAAACATTATCGAAGGTTCTTACCGGAATGCACAGGCTTATAGCAGAGAAAGGAGAGGAAGCTTGCCGCAACAATGCCGTTGAAAGGAGAACCAGGATGCCCGGACCTGATTTTTGGAGGGTGCCTGTGCATTCCGGTAAAAACCTTCGAGGAGAAATCCGTTTTGGTTTCTCAAAAAATCCCACTGGAGAATTTTTGAAG